TATTTTATATTATTTTTATCTAAGAAATCAGTTATAAATAACTCTAAAGAATTGTTTTTAGTATTTGGGAAACACTTTGGACATTTTGGTATTCTACCACAACCTAATAAAGTTGATTGAAAATTTTTACCACAGGTTAAACAGGAAAAATTATAAGATAAAGAAGTGTTGCCATTTTTATTAGTAGTATATTCATCCATTAACATTAATTTTTGATCAGATAAATTTTTAAGTAAATTAACTAAATGTTTTTCTCTTACGGTATTTTTTTGTCGTTCTACGGATAACGGTCTATCACGATTTATCATAGTTTTTTCATGTATTTCTTTTACTTGCCAAACATGTTCTACACCATATTTTTTTAAAACCCCCTCTTTAATTGATTCAATTAATTTAATTTTATTTTCTGGTCTACTACCCCACTCAATCCTACATTCATCTGAACACATAGTTCTAATTTCTTTTTTTCTAACCTCAAACTCAGTATTACAAACTTTACAGTTTCTTACCTCCCTAACATTAGAATCTTTACTTCTACCCATTTTTGTTTTTCCTTGACGAGCAGAATTAAAGTAACAATCTCTTGAACAAAATTTTTTATCCCTAAATTTATATTCAGTTTCAAACTCTTTATTACAACATTGACAAGTTAGTTTTATTTTCATGGTATAATATTTATATAAGTTATTCCTTTATATATAAATATAATGGTTTATACTAAAAAAGTATATATAAAAAAAATGGGTAACAGGAGTTACCTGTTACCCACTTAATATTTAAAGTTTATCTAATTATAGATTATCAAAACTTGCTCCCGTAGGTGTTACATTAAACTCTAGAATTATGTATTCTAAAGATGGTATTGGTTTAATAAATATTTTACCACGTAACTCATTTCTATCTATTTCTTCAGGGTCATTTGATAATTGAACTCTAAAGTCTGTTAAACCTCTTTCTTTTCTAATGTTATCCAAGATTGGGTTAACAAGTGATAAGAACTGATTTCTAACAATTTGATCGTTTTGTTCAAACAACAATCTGATAGCTACAGCTGAAATTAATTTTCTTGTTTGTAGTAACAATCTTCTGATATTCAATCTATCAAGAGCTGAATCTCTAACTTGTAGGTTTTTGTTACCCCAAATTAATACACCCTCATCAGAGAAATATGCCATTGGGTTAATTCTTCCTTCGTATAGAGTATCTCTCATATCCTCAGTCAATTTGATTCTTGGTTGGATAGCTTCAGTTCTACCTCTTGTATAACCAGCCGTTGCGAACCAAGGGAAAGAAATATTATCAGTTAATGCGATATCTTTTACAACTTCTAATGTTGGTGGTAAGAAGATATTAACACTGTTTTCTCTATCTCTCATTTGAATCCATGGCCAATAAGTGGCTGTATAGTTAGAATCTAAATCAGCGTTATCTAATATATCAACAATTTCATCAGCTGATATAATATCTGGTGTCGCGAAACCTAAACCTGAAAGGTCAAAAGTTGGGTTATCACTAGGATATCTATCAGGTGAAGTTACGATATAAATAGAGTCTGCTCTTTCCTCTTCCACCATATCAACAGTCTCATCAACCAAACCTAAGTTGTCTTGGTAATCAATACCTGGTGTAACTAATACGTTAATGTTAACACTTTCAGGGTTAGAGAATGTTCTAATTGCTGATAAGTAAGCGTAGTAATCAGATGTACCTTCAGTAGCACTTAGTTGATCAAATTCATTTGTTATTAAACCTGCACTAAATCCTGCTCTACCAACTCTATAGGTATCTGTATTTGTTCTAGGTACACGAGTGTTTTCTCTGTTACAGTTCCAACCATCAAAACCTAAGTAAGGTACTAATGTAAATTTACAAGCGTTTATATTTTGATAAGTAGTACCTTCAATACTAAAAGTATCTCTGAAAGCAAATTCACCCACAACAAAATCACCAGCTATTGTAGCTCCACTATCCATGTGATAACCTTGTGTTACTGCTGTCCACATAACACCATTAGGTTTTTCACCATTATAACCTTTCCAGTTAAACATATTTTGGTCAATACCTTTAACATTTGATATCCCTAAATAAGTTTTTCTAAGTTTATCATTTGTTAAATCATATGATTGTTTGTAGAAAATATTCGGTGGTAATAAATTTGGTTCACCTGAATTTGTGGGGTCATAATCTCTAACTCTATAACCTTCGAATCCAGCAGGGAAAGCGTCAGTTGGTGCATTAGGGTTAATAACCAACATAATGTATCTACTTCTTAATACGTACTCACCGTCAGCAGTACCTATTCTTTGTGCCACAAAACTACTATCATTAGGATCCATTGAACATTTAGAGAATCTTTCTAATATTTGTGGATTAGCATCTGTATCATAGAATTGTCTTACAATAATATCAAAAGTTTTTGTCTCAACGTCAATTCTTGATATAGATATTTTAATTTCTTGGTTTGCCATATCACCATCAGAAATAGAGACAAACTTAAATAATTTATCAACCTTATTACCACGAAGTTCAGAAACAATCCAAGGAGTTTCAGGGGTTTGGTAACTTTGTTGGTAATTGTTAAATGTATCAAAGTGTAATAACTGTGGTTTAAGACCTAAGATATATCCGTTATTAATCATGTTTGCTAACATGTTAGGATAAATTTCCTCAACCCAAACTTCAGTATCTTTATCACTACAAGAAGAACCAACAACTCTAGGTAAATAATTTCTTTGTGTTGAATCTAACGAAGCGTCATAAACAACACTACTTGTAAACCCTGATGTGTAAGCTGTTAATACAAATGAACCTAAAGGATTTGTTAAAGCGTTTGTGAAGTCTCCTTGAATTCCATTTTCAGATTGGTCAACATTAAAGAATAATTGATTACTAACTACTGTAGCTCTTGACCTAACCATAGCTAGAACTTTATTTTCATATGCTGTATAAGCAGATGCTACATAAGTTATAACTGTACCTGATACTGTACCTGATATAGGTGTTGCCGTTAAATCAAGACCTGTAACGATACCAGTTAAAGACCCACCAGTAAAGTAAGTACCTACCTTATCAAAAATTGTTGGTATAGAGAATGTAGTACCTGTAGTAGCTGGAAGTGGTGTGTCAAAACCACCATAAGTATTGTAAAGATATTCAGCCTCAGTGTTACTAAATCCATAAGCCGTAGCACCTGAATAAGATGCGGTAAAAGTTGAAGTCCCAGCAGTTGTAACTGTTGATGGGTCGTAATTAGCTTCAGAAGCGATAACCCACGCACTACCTGCTTCGTAACCAGTTAAACCAAGAATTCTTGTTACAAATAATTGGTTTGACTCAGTTAAATACTGTTTAGCGATGTACGAAGCCTCATACTGAGGTTTATCATTACCAAGTAATTTAGGGCTAAGACCGCCAAAAATAGCAACATACTCATCGTAGTTACTAATGAAGATTGGTTCAAAAGCCGGACCTTTAAGTGTTTCACCAACAACACCTAAAGTTGTTACACCCACTTGTTGGGAAATAAACGTTAAATCTTTTTCTGATGTAAAGACACCTGGTGATACAAATATTTTATTATCAGCCATTTAATTTTGTTTTTTTTTTATCTAGTTATTTCTAAATAAATATTGTAGAAATTATGAAAAGATTTTTTTTGTTGTTTTACAACAAAAAATAGTATGACAGAAGTATGATTTTTGTAATATTTATAATTAAAAACTAATGAAAAGAGATAAAAACCTAAAAATTACGGCAAATACTCATAAAATATTAAAAGAATATTGTGAAAAAAATGGACTTAAAATGTTTGCCTTTGTTGAAAAACTTATTAAAGAAAAGTGTAAAACAAACACAGACATCTATGGTGAAGAATTAAGTTAATAACAAGTAATCACTACAAAACCATCACCACCTTTTCCACCCGTACCACCTGTACCTAAAAAACATCCGCCGCCACCACCTCCACCAGAACCAAATCTAGCAAAACCTCCAGCACCTCCAGCAGTAAAACTTGAACCGTTACCACCTCCACCACCAATAGATGTAAAAGGATATCTTGAAATCGAATTTGATGTTGATGGTAATGTTGGTGCAAATCCATTACCACCATTAGCAGGTGCTGTCCCAGCTGTACCACCATTAGATGCAGGAATAAACCCAAGAGTATTAACACTACCCCCGTTACTTGGTGTGCCACCAGCAGTTGATCCACCTCCACCAGCACCTCCAGTAAAAAGATTGGCTGGTGTTACGTTTGTTACTGCACCACCAATAGATGAACCAGCAGTTCCAGCTTGTCCAGCGAATGATTGAAATATACCTAAAAAAGTTAAAAAGTTTGTTGCTGATTGTGTGAATATAGTACTTGCCCCTCCAGCAGTACCAGCACCACCACCTGACGCCCCAGCACCTGCAGCGGTTGCTGCTGCGGCACCACTTCGTAATATAATATTACCGGCAGTTGTATTTGGTTGTACTGATATGTAAGATAATGAACCTGCTTGAGCAGCAGCTCCACCAGCAATACCCCCATCACCACCTTTACCAACTAAAATATACAATCTATCAGGAAGTGTTGATGCCATAAATAATCCTTTTGTGATTGCAGAGGATCCACCTCCACCACCACCACCCGCAGCGTTTACTACGGCAGTAGCACCAGCACCACCACCACCTCCCCCACCAACAACTAAAAAATTAACCATACGGGCATTTTTAGGTTTTTCCCAAATTTGCCAATCAAGTGTTGCAGTAGGTGAAGTACCATTTGTATAAAATACTTGTTGTTGTATACTACTATCTGTTACATTAAAAACATCTATCATAATTTAAAATTTTTACCACGCAGTTATTATGACAATACCATTACCACCGTTACCACCTCCACCACCATTACCAGCTGTCGCGGCTCCACCACCACCACCACCACATCCAAATGCACCGTAACCACCATTTCCTGCGACACCACCTGTCCTAAAACCACCCCCACCAGCACCACCAGTGAAAAATAAAGGTGAATTAACGGATGAATTTAAATTAGGTATTATTGGTTGAAATCCTGAACTACCTGGGTTTGTACCCCCACCAGCACCACCAGTTATTGTAGGTACCGCCCCTAAACCTGTTATATTACCTCCAGCAAAACTTGCGGCACCTGAAGCACCACCACCACCAGCACCTCCTGTAGTGATGTTAGCAATTGTTATTGAGTTACCTATACCAGCAGAAACACCACTAGCACCTGCCTGACCAGCAATTCCTTGGAATAACCCTAAATACCCAACTAGGCCATTTGTTTGTGTAAATATAGTACCAGCACCCCCACCAGCA